ACCAGAGAATCCCAGAGAATCTCTTACAACATAATCCTCCTTTTGCGTGAAAGGGACCTTCGACATTGTCACGATAAGGTCATTAATGACCTCATCAATGTAGCTATCGGAGTTAGAGTTATTTTTGAACCAGAAGTTATTTTGACTCCTTGTATTAGATTCCATATTTGTCACTGTAATAGTCATCTCTAACTCACCGTACTGCGTGTCACCTTTCAGAGTACCATACCACTGTTGATAGACAGTGGTATCGTGAGTATGAGCGTTTGTTAAAGCAAGAATCTCTTTCTGATTTGACACAATGACCTTGTTCAGAAGCTCAAGAAGACCAACTGACTTTGTCATATTTGAATGAAGAATGTCCATATCCTTGCGAGAGGCGGCAATATCATCATCGCACATGCGGGCAATGACGCTGGCACACTTGACATCAATGTCTACCGTATTTAGCTTATCGGCAAGATCGTAGATGTCCTTCTTAAGATTGTATGCAAGAGAGACAACACCACCGAAGAGAAGTAGCAGCGCAAGTTGTGTAAAAGGGATTTGCTCGATGAGGGTTAGCACCTTGAGAGAGATGAGAAAGCTGTCCATTTGTGGGACTTTTGGTTGGCTGGGCTGCTGGGTTCAATTTTAATGGCTCTATCAGCGCACGATGTGACTTATAGATACGTCATCTTATTAATTAAACGACGACCCTGAGGAGAATCAATCGGAACTGTCCCAATATTAGGAATAATACATAACTCAGCCAGTGAGCCAATTGTGGGGAATCTCTCAAAAGAAACGATTCTTCTAATGTGCTGAAATCCAAGCGTCGTATACGTTTTTAATAATCTCTTATCTTGTAAATCACGTGTGTAAACACGAATCATTTTAGTGCTGTTGTACATCTAAGTATTCTCTAGTCAAAAAATCTGATGCCAAAATGTCGCCAAAAAAAGTCTGATACCAATTTTTCTGGCGCCAAAATGTCGCCAAAAAAATTGAATTTTCCCCGCCCAGGATCGATAGTCCCCCCATGACCTTCGAATACATTCGCACCGAGACCGGTGAGTTTCAGTGCCCCCATTGCCCTTTTGTCAAGAAGAACCAGAGCACCGTCCATATGCACATCAAGGCCAAGCATTCTGGTGCCTTCAAGCACAAGTGCGAGCATTGTACTTACGAGTGTCCTGCTCGACAGACCCTAGAGAACCATATTGCCGCCAAGCACCCAGACCAGCTTGAGAATAGGGCACGTGAGTTTGTTTGTCCTGATACCTGCTGTGGATTCCAGAGCTTGACCAAGGCAGGTCTGCGGAGTCATTATCTTCTCAAACACCTGTCAGAGCATACTAATAAATATCTCGGCAAGACCGATACCGGAATTCAGTGCACTCATTGTGGCACCGACTTTCAGTCTAAGCCTTCCTATGTGTATCATCTCGCTCTGTGCCTTCCTTCAGATGTCACATCAAACACCATTGTTAAGAAGGGGCTTTGTATTTGATTCTCATTCCTCTGAATCAGGTTTCACATCATCGGCAAATTTGACCTTTTTTGCGTTAGTCATGTCATTCACATCAATAACAATAGAATACAAGTGATAGCCAAATGCGGCGAATGCCATCATAGCCAGAAGCTCAAATGCCCATCTTGGCGTATCATATCCTTTTGCTCCAATGAATATCATGAGAGGAGCCACGGCTAACACATGAATGAGATTTATCCAGAGACTAGGACTCTGAGCTTTCCACTTTAACACAGACTTGTAGCCATGATAAACCAGAAGGACAATTCCTAGACCGGTTAAAAGAGAAAAAATCCACGGACTTATCTGGCCACGAACTACCGCCACATATAAGAAGAAAGGGGCAATGACAAGAATATGGAATAGATGTATTGCCAACCTTGATGACATTTCTATTTGATAAGAATATAACGTTGAAGCATATCCTCAGTATGCTCCAATGCACTTTCTACCCATGCTTGATTTGTGGAATAACTCTCTCCACAAACATAGACATTCGGATGCGAGAGGGGAAGAGGATTCATTATTCGCACACTTTCCTCTTTTACATCATATAGACCGGGCAGCCAATACGAGCAACCATTTTTCCAATGACACATCTTGAAAAAGGTTGGCTCAGGAATAGTTCGCTGGAATAATTTCTCAGATTCTTCGATTATACGCTTGGAAACACCCTTTTCTCCGTGTTTATTAAAAATATCTATCCAATATTTCGTATCATTATTATCTGTGTAAGAGGTCATTATTGTACCTGTTTTTGCGGAGATTGGTATTATATTTCGTAAAGGAGAATCTGTAATCGTCCTGGGAATATCTGCGAACCAGGACGGTTTTGGAAACACTCCATATATACGTAAGAGTGGTGTCATGGTTAGATGTTTGAGAATTGGTAAATTCTTAAATATAGCCAATCCCTTGAGAGCATTTGCATGAATGGCGAGGATGGCCTTTTTACACTGTAGAGTTTTCTGTTTTCTGCCATGGGCAAAATTGAGAAATGTGGTATCCTTTGATGCTAGAGAAACAAGGCGATGCTCCATGATAAATGTAACCTTTCCTTCTAATTCTTTTAGCATATGCTCCACAATAGAGTGAAGTCCTTCCTTTAAGACATAAAAATAGCCATCGCCATTTCCTAGCTCATGTCTAAGAGATTCTAAGGCCAAATCAGCCCTCAGGGTATTTAACTCAGAAGTATATGCAAAACGTTTTAACATTGTCTTGATTGTATGAACTTCCATCGTTTTATATAAGATTTGCTCTAAGGTATGTGTTTGGAGCGTTTTATTACTGAATTTTGATAATACAGAAATTAGAAATGTGGATAAAGATTTCCACATATTCTTTGTTGTTTTCTCGGACATAGGATGCCACTCAGCGAATTCTTCACTCGGGATGTTTATCTTTGTTAAAGAGTAGCGTTTTACTAATGAATTTACCATGGCGTGAGAGCTATGAATTCTTCCAGCCCCCTTTTCAAAATGGACACCGTTATGATTATATGTTTGAATACGTCCGCCGAAGTTAGAATACATTTCTGTTAGAGCTACCGTGGCCGTTGGAAATGCCTTGGTAATTTTCAGGGCAGAATATAGTCCTGCTATTCCTCCACCAACGATTATGTAATCATAGATTATGTAATCATGGTCCATCTATTCTTGCATAAAAATTGATTTTTTAGGTATTGTGTAAAATGTGTCCCCCAAAACAATGGAAGGTTGTCATACATTTGCTTTTACACACCTCATTGCTGATGGCAAGACGTATTGTCTTGTTAATGAGACGATGGTTCAGCGCATCATTGACGCTGTGAATATGAGCGTGAAAGACTATCCTGATGCCTGGGAGTTTGTTCGGCATGGTGGGTTGCTTGATACTTCTGGAAAGCATCCTGTGGCCAAGATTGTCTTTGCAGAGATGAAGAAGGATGACCATACTGGCGCAACTGCCACGGTCTCTACTCGTCTCGTCACTGACCTCGCTAGGCAGAGAGGGCTAGAGCTGGGGCTCGGTGGAATTGAATGAGTCTCTTTATCTGGCACAATGAGACACTAAATATCTATACACACTTATTACCTGGTCTCTATTATTTGTGGAAAACTCTTACACTTGTTCCATCAGGAGGGAAAGAGCTCCAATTTTTACAAGTAGTTTCTTATCTTGCAGCAGCGACGATGGGAATAACTTCTGGAGTATATCATTTACTTTGGGAAGAAAAAGGTTGGTTGGTTATTTCAAAGAAAATGGATTTTCTCGGAATTATCGCAATTAATTATGCCCATATTTTACTTGATACATTTTTATTCACTAAAGGCGTTTGGAAAAGCTCTGACTTATGTATCTTAGGATTTTTTCTTGAAACGATATTAACTCTGATTTGTGCGGCAAGAATTGTCATGTCAGAATTAGACGTGGGGAGGGTTTGGGCGATTACCTATGCTGCTTTGACGATTCCATTCACTTGTGTAATATATGTATGTTCAGATGCCCAAGGGGCCCAAGGGGGCCAAGATTCATTGAACTGTAGCTTCTTTATAGTGGTTGCTGGTTCTTTTTTTATAAGCGGATTTCCAGAGAGATATTATAATCCTGGAGGGGTGTTTAATAAATTCGGCAGTCATACCTGGCATCATATCTTTATTGTTTGCTCTATTGTTGCCGCCTTTGAAGCACTTCCGAAACTTTCTTTGATTGATTAGAGATGTACCTCTTATACGAAGGCACAGAGATACGATATGTATTTTACGAGTTGAAACAGGCTATACAGGAGGCAATGCGATTGTCTCTTGTATTAGTGCGGGTTTCTATCGCTCATGACGGCTCGGCGAAGTCAATGACTATTTACGAGCCTTACGAGAGTTGCGAGAGTTGCGAGACTTGCGAGACTTAGATTTCCTTGTTTTTCTAGTAGGTCGAGAACGCCTAGGCGGTGTTTGAACTGGCTCATTTTTTCCTAAGATACGTGTCAAATACCTTAGTAATTCTGTAAGAAACTCACTTTTTTGTTCTTCACTAACTTCTAGTTTACTTAGCATATCTTGTAAATGCGTATTGTTATCAATGAGTTCTTCACGAACATAAAGTTTGGCATCATTATCATTTTCCAATATATTAGTTAATGAGAATGGAGAAGGGAACTGAGTTCCGTCGATAAGGTCAACAATTATTTCTTTTTGATATGGACTTGTCTCATCATAATATTTATACACCTTATCCATTCTTATTCTTACTACTTGTAAGATTCTTATTAATCCAGGTGGCTACTTTTGCCGTCTCGCTGCTTTGAAGATTCTCCAACTTCTTATCAGGAGTCATGAGAATAAAGCCAGGTATGCTTCTTACACCACAGTATCCAGCAGTGTATTTATTCTTGTCAATGTCGCATTTGTAGACGGGGAGTTCGGGAAATTCTTCGTTTAGAAACTCCCAGTCAAGACGTTTACATGCCCCACACCAATCGGCTGTAAAGTAGATTAAGATGGGAGCTTCTAGTGTATCCTTAGTATACATCGCTTCGAACTGCTCTTGGGTCTGGAGGGGAATCATTTGCTTTTCCTTTGAAGAAGACATCTCGGAATCTATTTGCTGAAAGAAGTAATGCGCCACCGATGACCGCACCTAGAGAGCCGAGGGCGGCAAAATCAAGTGTGGAAAGACTTGCTTTTGCGCTTTCTAGCCTTCGGCCGCCTACCATTGTACCTAGTTGTCCTGTAACAGGATTTCTGAATTGTGTTATACCATCTGTACTAGGAATCATTCCTGCGGTTGAAAGAGTTCCTATCTGTGTGGCGAGTTGAGAAGCCTTTTGTGCTTTGGCTATTGCGCCGTCAACCACTAGCTTCTTTGTAACTTCAACAGTTGTTTCTACTTCTTGCTTTGTTTGAAGAGCAGAATCAATGGCCTTTCCTATTCCTGGTGCAAACATTGATATAAATGGCTTTCCAATGCGAAGCATCGTCATGATAAAATTATCTGGAGGACATGGCTTAATTTCTGAGATGCCTGTTAGGAGGGAACTATGGCCATCGGCGTCCATTCCAAGATAGGTAAAAGGGAAGAAACGTTTAGAGCCTGCTACTAAGAGGTCAGCTGGCTTCGCAAAAAGAATCCAGTAGTCATATAAAAAAGCAAACAAATAAAACATAAATCCTAGAGGAATTATTGTTAAATCGAGAAATCTGGAAACTGCGTTATTGGTATCTCCTGCTATTAATTGTGCTAGAGGAGCGACTGGAATTAACAATGCATATAAGAGAAACCAAAGGGGATTTGGTGGCTCTTCTGAAATAGCACCGCCTACCATTGTACCACGAGGATTTCCATTTTGATTATATTCTTTGAAGTTGACTCCTTGTACAGGTGCAGTTGCTGTTTCTGTAGGTGCAGTTGCTGCTTCAGGTGCAGTTGCTGTTTCTGTAGGTGCAGTTGCTGCTTCAGGTGCAGTTGCTGCAGTTGCTGCAGCTGCAAGAGGTGCAGTGGGCATTGTTGCTGCTGCTGCAGGAACTGTTTCTCTAGAAGCCAAATCTGGGAACATTGATTCTTTCCACATACCCTGAGCCAATCCCATAGCACCCCAAGGATGTGCTAGACCATGCGTATTGAGTGTTTCAGTAGTATATCCACCAGAGCTAGATAACTGAACTAAGTCATATGCCCATAAATATCCTAAACTTATAAAATTTGCGATTAAGAAAATAAGCCCTGTTTGTGGCGACCTCAGATAAAAATGATGTAGACCAAAGAAGCCAAAGACAAGGGTAAACCACCACATTCCTGATTGTGTAAATTGAGGTTTCTTCCAAAATTCAATACGGCTCTGGGAAACTGCTGGGAATTCCCACACCATTACTACAGATACGATAGAGCTTTGATTGCCGGGTTTACACTCGTAGAGGTTACCTGGCAAAGATTAGAAAAGCCACGGGGAAAGCACGGATGATTGAAGAAACCTTCAGGTATACTACCAGAAGGCCTAAATTTATCAAAATCAATCATCATTATTGTGCCATCTGGCTGTTTATACAGCTCAAAGTCCCAAGCAGCGTAACCTTCTTTATACAAGGCGAGCCAGGCATAGTTCAGTTCTTTACAAAGACGCTCCTTTGTTTTTGCACAGATATACTGAGTTCCTAGAAAGCCAAGAATAATTGGCCGTCTTATATCTATTTTCTCCATTTCATACTCGTCCCGATTCGGTATTAGCTTCGGAACACGTAGTAAGATATATGCGGGATTTGAAAGAATGTGTAAAAGGGTTGTGTGTATTTCTTTTTCAGTGTCTGTTGTACCCAAGGCCCTCGGTGTTTTTATAACAGTTGTATCTGAAACAGTTATAAAAGCATAGGAGCCCATTCTCTAAATGCGGAATAAGATTCCACCAAATCCATTTGTAACACGGAGAACATTATGATTCAATGAATAAATTCTGGCATTCGCCGGTCCTCTGGCAGGACTTACCGTAGTATTCATCTCCAACTGTAGGACAATACTGTCAATACGACTTGCGTTCATACTTCCACTTGGCTGGACATCCTCGGGGCGGAAGCAAAAGGAGTAGGAATAGACGTAATCATCAATAGGAATTACAGTATGATATTGATACGGCTGAACAAGACGAAAATAATTGGCATTGCGAATATCGAAACGGTCAAATCCGTCTATTCTGAGAATGGCCGTATTAATGAGATTTTGATATCCTACCTGGGTGGATGTCTCACCGATAGAAAGATTTGTGTAATTGAACCATTGATGGGCGTTTACGGCAGCGTCTCTCTGAATAATCCAGAATATCTCACGCATGGGATGATTGAATTCCATGGGAAGCTGGACGCTAGTTGCCGCCTTGTCAATTGATAAACTCGTAGTGTATTGAACTTGCTCAATAAGATACTCATGAGAATTTGCCACAAATCGACGTCGCTCTTCTATGTCCAGATGAACAAAGTCACCATACATATTAAATGACGTTATGGAAGCTGGTTTAACGGTTGTGTCACATGGTACTACACCAGGAGTATCTAGTACAAAGACGCTTTGTAGAGGACGCAAACTGATATTAATACGAACGGGATGGTATTGAAGAGCAATTAGCGGCAAGGCAAGACCAGGATTCTTACAAAACCAGAAACGTATGGGGACATATAGACTAATCGGTCCGAATAAATTCACAGAATTCGAAGGAGAATTGCCTTGACTG